AGCTGATTTTGCATTTGTACCAATTGGGTCTTGGGGTCTTGCTGCTCAGATGCAGCCAACGCCGCCGGAGGGACCATAGTTTTTAGGCGAGCTGCCAACTCTTCAGATCCAGGAAAGTCTAAAGAACCAGCCCACACGTCGAGGAAGTACGCTTGCGTTTCAGGGGGAACCGCGCCCAGTACTGTGCCAAGCTTATCTGCCACCTGTTGCCTTGCGGTTTCATAACTCGGCCCCGAACTCAAGACGACTTCGTACGCCCCTTGACTGAGGAAATGGGCTTGCATCTGCCCCTGGTCATCCTGATAGGGCTGGTTCACCGGCGTCGTCTTCACGGCACCATCTGCGCTGATCTGGCGGAGGTCGGCTGGCCCCGTGTAGAGCTTCGGGAGAATCTCGACGCACATGGTCCCCAAAGCCCTGATAGACCAGGCGAGATTAGCCGTGTACCCGAAATTTGTACCCTCGCTCTCGACTTTCTCCGCCGTAATCGCCACGCCTGAGCGCTGATTGGTCTGCTGCTCTCCCATAGCCGCTGCATACATGCCAACGGTTGCTTGGAGATCCTGTTGTGCTAAGAGCTTTGCTTGTGTGATGGCGGCAATCGCGGGTTCCACAACCGTGCGCTGTGGAGGCGGCAAGAGCTGCCCGTTGACCACAACCGCCTTGTGCAGCAAGTACGGCAGCGTTGGGTCGTTCGCCTGATTCCAGAAGCGCTCATAGCCGCTAATCTGCTCGTCATAGAGCAGCCAGGGACTCTTGGGCGCGGCCATGATGGCCGTGGCTTCCATGGTGGAGTAGACGTCGACTGACACCTGCGCATCACGGCCGGCCTGGACCATGCCGGTGCGCTGGTCCTGCCCGTTGACGTTCAGGCGTTGGCCCTCCACACGGATGATCGGAATGTACGTGCCGGGCCACACGGTGCGCTCCAGCACGGCGTTGCCGGCCATCTTCACCCAGTGCACCGTGGGGAGGCGCGTCTCGCGGGTCGGCCAGGTGGGGTCCAGGTCCTGCATGCCCTTGGTAGGGAGGACCGTCCCGTTGGGGAGCTGCACCAGCTCCTGGGTCTCATACGTCTTGTAATAGTACTCGGCCAGTTGCACCTCGGCGCCATCGCGCCAGGTCGTGTCCGTGCCACAGAACAGCGTCAACTCCTGAGGCGAGACCTCGTACCACTGCATGAATTTGGACGTGGGCCAGCGGTCAATGAGGAAGGCCCACTCCAGGTCCAGGGCCGCCGGGTGCACGCTGGCCGGGTCACAGTACACGCCGTAGCGGTTGTAGACAGCGCGGATACGCAGGACCTGCTGAAAGGACCGCGCATCTTCGTATTCGCGCACCAGCCGAAAATAGCCGAGCCCTTGGCCGACCGCCTGGTCGAGGGCAATCGTGTAGGCTATCTCCGCCTCACTCTGCTGCTCAATGTCGCGCAAGTGGCCCTCGATCAGGTCAGCCACCTGCTTACTGGCGCCCCCGCCCTTCGGGCGGACGCGCATGGCCAGGGGGGATTTGCGATAGGCATTAATGGTCTGGCTCACCATCGGATTGAGGCGGTCGATCACCATGGTGAACTGGCCTGTGTCCTCGCCCATGCCATCCTGGCGCAGCGCTGCCGGCCAGTGGTCGCCCGCGCGGAATTTGAGTGCCGCGAGCTGGGACAGCCTTTCAGAAGCTTCTGATTCCTCCGCTAAAGCGAATCTTTGGCGTGCTTCCTCAAGCAAATCCCTGTCAGATTCTGGTGACAGCGCCCGTCGTTCTCGACTAGTCAATGGGCGAAGCGTCTGTGTACTATCGGCCATGGGCTAACGGTCTCCCTCGGGCATGTACGGCCCATGCTGGAGCGCGCGCGGCTGCCCGCACCAGCAGCACATCTGCGTGGTTCGGCATCACCGTCGCCCCCACAGACCTTTCGCAGGATGATAAAAGCTCGTCGGCACCTGCACGGCGGGCATACCACGGGGCGCCACCGGCTCGCAAAACGTGTGCACGAGCGCGTCGGCCACATCACTCGATGCCAGACCGCGCGCCTTCATGCTGGCCTTGGTCTCAATCTGCAGCCGTCCCTGTCCATCGTAGCCATACTCCGGCGCAGCTAAGTCGGTGGCCAGTTCGCGCATGACGCTGGTGTCCGTCAGGCAGCCGCGGGTCGTGAGCCACTCCCGCGTCCTGCTCCACATCTCGGCCCGTTTATTGGCAAAGTGTTCGCCGTCCTGCGCCCGGCCTCCCGCCTGCACTTCCTGCGCGCCGTAGCCACGCGTGCGGCACTGATCGACCACGCCCGCGCCAATGCCCACGGCGTCAATAAAGAGTGTCGGCTGCTCGGCACGGTAGCTGTCGGCGACTTCACAGACGTACCCCGCCAGGCGCACCGTATCAATCTCGCGGTAGACACGGGTCTCCAGGATGGTCCCGCCACGACGCACCAGAATGACCGAGCGGTCATCGCCAAAGCGGGCCACATCGACACCCACGATGGTCGGCTGGAGGGGGTCCTCGACGGGCTGACGGGCTTTGGCGGCCGCAATGAGGTCCTCGCCAATGAATTGCCCGACAGCCACACGCGGGAACAGGCCTTTGACGCGGACGCGGACAAAATCAGAATCCTCGCCGTAGTCGGTTATCCACTGCGCGATTTGCGCCTGGTCAGCCATCTTGGCATCGCGGCTATCGACCTGTGTGGTCTGCCAGCGGTGCGCGAATCTCCCCCCGGCGAAACATTCCTTGAAGCGGCCACTGGAGCGCGTCGGGTTGCCAAACGCGACCCACATGGCGCCAGGCGTGGTCATAGCGCCCTCGGTGGTTTCCCAGATGAGGTCATCAATCGCTGAGGCTTCGTCCATCAGGATCAGCACGTGCTCTTCATGCGTCCCGGCAAACGCCTCGGGCCGGTCCACCCGCCAGGGCACGGCGGCGGCAAACCAGGTGGCCGCGTGGGCGCGGTGGTAACACTTCGTGGCCGTCCAGGTGAAGGTATCAGCGAGGACGGACAGTTGCAGCCACTTGGCGAGTTCGCGCCAGGTTTTGGTGGAGAGCTGCACGCCGGTGTTTGCCGTCACGACGATTTGCGGGTGCGGATGGGTGGCCAGGTGCCAGAGAATGATCCAGGCGGCGAGCGCGGATTTGCCGACGCCGTGGCCAGACGCCACGGCATGCCGAAAGCTGGCACTCGACGTGGTCACATGCCCACGGACAACTTCCAGCACCTCCGTCTGCCAGGTATCCGGGCCACTGTGGGTGGCCAGCTGGGTGCCGGCTTCCTGCCAGGGGAAGGCGCAGAGCACGAAGCGCAGCGGATCGTCCACGCAGGACGCGGCAAACTCGATCAGCGCTGCGTCATGGAGTGTGCACGTGGCCATTGCGGCGCTCCTCCAGGCTGGCATGCGCGGACGCGAGGCGTTCCTGCCAGGTATGGGTATGCTCCACCTCGCCGGAGTGATGATGCTCGGTATGCTCCTGGTATTTCTCTGGTTTCGCCCCTTTGAGGAGAAAGATGAGGAGCACATCGCTGTAGCGGTGTTCCGTGCCGATGGGGACGCCCTGATGAAAGATGGTGCGCTCGACCCCGTCTCTGGCCCGGCGGATGGCTTCATCTTCAAGCATGACCGCGCCAAGCTGCTCGGCTTCCGCCCACGCCTCGGCGTAAGCCGGATCGTGCTTGCGCCAGTAGTAATGCATGGAAAAGGCCGTGCCAGAGGCCTTGCAGGCGGGTTTCACCAGGCCACAGGCGACATACGCCAGGAGCACCGCCCGTTTTTTGGGGTGCAAGATGGTAGGAAACAGTGCGGTGTCCGCAGGCGGTGGCATAGGGTCTCCACCCCGCTGCCGGCCAGTGTGGAGGGCAGCAGCGGAGCAGTGCAGTATGTCTTCCGAGACTCGTCTTCGATGAAGTATGGCAATCGGGTGAGAAGGGATTACTGAGGGGTATAGACGCAGTAATGCCTTCCCTAGAGCAGTAGACTAATATAACTACTACTACTCTATCCCGAAAGCATACCGCATGGCCGTATAAGGTATTTTACTGCGTCCCGCACGTCAAGCGCAAAAGTGTCAGGCGCCTGGATCGCGCAGCAGACAGGCCTCGCGTACCAGCCGGGCGAAGGTGGCCTGGCGCCGGCGTTCCCGGTACGCGGCCCACAGCCAGACGGGCGCCGAGACGAGGGCCCCGGCGACCAGGCCGGCCAGGGCGCACCAGAGCAGGTCAGGCATGCGTCGTCCCCCTCTCCTTCGGTGTGTGCGCCCAGCGTAGCACGGGGGGTGCGGCGTGTCACTGGCCATTGCGGTGGCGCTGGATGTCGATCAGTCGTTGCAGCATGGCTTCATTTTGCGTGATGCGTGTTTCGTTCTGGGTGATCCGGTTCCGCGTCTCCTCGATCATCGTCAGGAGCGTGGCCTGGAGGTCCTGTTGGCGCGTCACGATGTCCGCCAGGTGCGTCAGCATGCCTTCGTGACGGTCGAGGGCGGCCGCATGCCGGACACGCGAGCTGGCGTCAAGGATCTGCGCACGGCGCAGCAGCTCCTGGGATTGCTCCAGTGCCGTGAGGCGGGCGAAGGCGTCCGGGGTGAGGTCGTCAGCCATGGGGCACCTCCCGGCCAAGCAAGGTATCGACACTCATATGAAAGATGTCTGCAATCGCCACCACATATAACACGCCAGGATTCGTTGTCCTGCCGCGCTCCAGATCGTTCATGGCGGTTTTGCTGATGTCTATGCGCCTGGCAAGCTCGGCCTGGCTCATCCCGTAGCGCTTGCGGGCATCACGTATACGACTACCAATAGGTTCCATAGCTAACCTCCTTGAATATATCTTACACTTTTCTTTGTTTTTTGTCAAAGAATGATTTGACAACGTTCAAGGAGGGTTGTATGATTAGAGTAGTACAGCATGGCGCACGGCATTCTCCCCAGAACGGACCGTGCGCCACACCAACCCCAACCCCGCGAGGAGTCAGGATCATGAAGATGGGCCATGTTACAGGAACCAGGATCGAACGTAAAGGCGCCAGCAACTGGTACCGCCAGCACGAAGCCGCCCACATTGCCCGCATCGAAGCCCAGGAGGACGCCGCCCGCGCCCTGGTGACCGCCCTCGCCACCCAGGTGGGCAACGCGGTCGCGGCGATGCCAGAGGCTGCAGCACGGATCAGCAAGGCCGCCCGCCTCGTGCAACGCAAGGACGTCTGGCCCATGAGCGACGGGACCTGGCTCGTGGGATCGCAGAGCGATACGGAGAAAGCCTACCTCGTGCGCCGGGGGCCATGGGCGTGTGACTGCGCTGACCACACCCGCAGGGGCGATACCTGCAAGCATATCGCCGCGCAGTACCAGGCCTCGTATAATTAACCCCCACCGGGCGCCCCCGTGGCGCCCTAGCCCCCCTGCCGCTGCCGGTGGGACGCCAGGTCGATGATGCGCCGGGCGGGTTTCGCCTCCCGCTTTGCCTGCACACGCGCCTGCCGTTTTGCCTCTTGCCGCTCCAGATCACACTGCAAGCAGCTCCCTGACGGCAACCGCCTGAGACTCTGCCCGGTGCGCTCATGCTCATGGCCGCGCTTACAGAGCTTGCCGAGCCGGTAGAGGCCGGCGCCGCGGGGGGTGCGGTGGGACGTCGTCTGCGTGCGCGCGTCTGGAGGCTGGCCACCCTGGAGGACCTGGGCGAAGTGAGACTTCACTCCGGTCGTACTGATCCAGTGAGCGCGATTCTCCTCCGATACCTGCACAGGGTTCGGGGATGGCAGTTCGGGGATGTACGTTCCCCGAACTGAGTGCTCTTGAAGATCTTTCTTTCTCTCTTGTCTTTCTACAGAATGGGCTTCGGTGATCGCACTTCGGGGAACCTGCTTCCCCGTATCCTGTTCGGGTATCGTGCGCCAGCGTGCAACCACCGTGTAGAAATTGCGCGGGCGCTTCCCTGGCTCTCGCCGTCTTTCCACATGCAGATACCCTGCCGCTTCACATTCCTGCACACAGGCTTCGATGTAGCGTTCGGTGACTCCGGAGTCTTTGGCAAGAGTGGCCTGGGATGGATAGACAGGTGCGCCGTGCTCCTCGACGTAGGCGGTAATCGCCAGGATCC